TGAGGCCCGCGCCAAGCGTCCGACCTCTGACGGCGGTGAAGCCCCCGGCGTGGATGGCGGCGATGAGCCGTCCTACCGTGAGGCGTTCCACGAATACCTGCGCTGTCAGGGCCAGATGGGCGATATGCGCCCCGAAGCCCGCTCCGTTCTTCGCGCTGGCTATCAGAAGGTCGAAGAGCGCGCGCAAACCGTGGGCACGAACTCGGCTGGTGGATTCACCGTCCCGACCGAACTGCAGAACATCCTCATTCGCTCCATGCTGGCCTTCGGCCCGATGTACAGCGAAGATGTCGGCACGGTCATCACCACGTCCGGCGGCGGTCAGATCACCATGCCGACCGTGGACGATACTGCTGTGACGGCGGGCGCGCACACTGAAGGCGCGACGCTGACCGATGACGGCGGCAAGGACGTGACCTTCGGCCAGAAAGTGCTGGATGCTTTCGCGTTCGACACCGAGTGGGTGCGGGTCTCGAAGGAACTGGCCGACGACTCCATCTTTGCGATGGAGCAACTGCTGGGCGATCTGCTGGGCGAGCGCCTGGGCCGGATTGCAAACCTTCAGCTCACCACCGGCTCTGGCTCTTCAGCTCCGAACGGTATTGCTACCGCTGCGGGCGCTGGCGTCACTGCCGCTGGCACGGCTGCTGTGACCTATGACGAGATCATTGATCTTGAGCACAGCGTTGACCCGGCTTACCGCCAGGCTCCCGGCGTGGGTTACATGTTCAACGATGCCACGCTGAAGGTCATTCGCAAGCTGAAGGACGGCGACGGCAACTATCTGTGGCAGATGGGCAATGTTCAGGCCGGTATTCCCGGCACGCTGAACGGGCGCCGCTACATCATCAACCAGCAGATCGCCAGCCTGGGCGCGTCGAACAAGTTCATGCTGTTCGGTGACTTCAAGAAGTACTACGTCCGCAAGGTCGGCGCTCCGCTGATCGGTGCGCTTCAGGACAAGGACTTCTGGCCGGGCTTCGGCGTGGCGGGTTACATCCGCTTCGACGGCGAACTGGCCGACGCGGGCGCGGTGAAGGCCCTCGTCAACGCCGCTGCCTAAGCGGTGAACTGAAACGGCGGGCGAGGCTTCGGCCTCGCCCGTTTGTTCTTGGAGTATCCCATGAAGATCAAACTTCTGACATCCCGCGCTGGCGCGGACGGCGCGTTCGCTGCGGGTGACGAGATCGAAGTCTCCGACGCCGAGGCCGCGCGCATGATCGAAGCGGGCCAGGCTTTGCCGGTGCGCGAGCAGCGCGTCGAGAAGGCCACCCGCAAGCCTCGCGCTGAGAAGGCGTCCAAGTAATGTACGGCGGGCGCGACGTTTCCCACGAGCCGCTGCTGGAGCGCACGGTTGCGCCGACCAGCACCATCATCTCGCTTGCGGAGGCGAAAGCCCACCTGAATGTCGATCACGCCGACGATGACGACTACATCACGGCGCTTGTTGCGGCGGCGGACAACCATCTTGACGGCCCGTTCGGTGCAGTTGGTATCGCCCTTCTTGTGCAGACCTGGAAGCTGACGACCGGCGCGCCGAATGGGCGCGACGGCGTGCGCTTGCCGGTTCTTCCTCTGGTGGCTGTCACCGGGGTTGCGTACCTGGACCGCGATCAGATTGAGCAGACCGCGAGCCTGTCAGACTTCCAATGGTTCAGTGGCGACACGTTCGCCTATATTGAGCCTAAGCATGATCAGCGCTGGCCCGCTATGAGCGCCGAGCGTGACGCCCTGCGCATCACCTTCACCGCTGGCGAGGGTTGCCCGGAGGCGATCAAGCACGCTGCGAAGCTGCTGGTCGGTCACTGGTATGAAAACCGCGAAGCGGTGAACGTGGGACAGTCAATCAACGAATACCCGCTGGCCGTTGACGCGCTTCTGTCGCGCCACCGTCGCGGCTGGATGAGCGCCTGACATGCGCGCCGGTCAACTGCGTGACAGCATCCGCGTGGAGCGCCGGGGCGAGGACAGCACGGACGGCTGGGGAAACCCTGTCTCTGGCGACTTTGCAGAACTGATCGCCGCCCAGCCCGCCCGGCTTATACCTATGGGCGGTGACGAGCAAGTGAGGGCGGATCGGCTGACCGGCTCGGTGAAGTACGAAGTCACGCTGCGCTGGTCCTCGGCAAACGCTGGTATCCGCGCTGATGATCGCTTCGTTCTGGCGCGCGCCTCTGCGGGGCTTGCGAGCGCAACCGTGCTGAACGTGCGCCATGAGGGCGTGGACCCGACTGAGAAGCGCCGCGAGTTGCGGTTCGTGTGCGAGACCGGGGTGGCGACGTAGAGCCTAGATGCTGTCAAATCGGCGCGCGTAATTGTCGGGGAGGCTTTCAAGTAAATGGTTCGCGCGGTCCCGTATATGGCGCGCAACGTCTTCAACGGGTAGGCGCTCAAATTGACTTCTCACGAGCATTTCTGGCGGCAATGAAAATCGTTCATACAGGGCGGTGCACTCATTCGGTCCGGCTCCCCCGTCAACGATGCAGCGCCGCAGAATTGTTAGAAGCTCTTCGCGGCTTCCAATAAATGCTTGGTGGGTGCACCTCACAAGGTCTGAAAGCCAATCAAATCCAAGCGTCCGCATATCTTCTTGCAGTCTGATAATTTCGCGAGTGCGATCTAGCGCGGCTTTGGTTTGCGGCATCATTTCCAAGGCTCCATTCGGTGATACAGGGCAGTACAGGCGAGAGCGAGGGTTTGATCCCCGCCGCGCCGCTTGTACCGGGTGACAGTGTTCGGTGAGACGCCAAGGCGGCGGGCCGCTTCGGCGGCGGATATGTTCATGGCGGCGAGCCATGCGGTGAACTGGTCAGGCGTCAACGGAAGCGCGCCCCGCGACTTCTTTTGCTATCGCACTCGGGCGCACCCATAACTGAATGCCGGGGTGCGGAACTATGCAGAAGGCGTGCGCTGTTGTTAGGTCGAGCTCCTTTTCAACGTCGCGCACAGCGCTCTCTGCGCGCTGATGCCCTATGCACTGAGACAGCCGCCAAAGCACGGCAGCGCGCACGGCATCGTTAAAGGTATAGGTGCGCGGCGATCCGGTTCCCGGTTTTGAGCCGCCGTCTAGCCACAGGACGTCACGATCAAGCATTGCTTTGATCTGCCCATTGGTAAGCCCTGCGGCTTCCTCAAACTGCTGTCGGTTCATCGTCAACCTCGCTTCTCTGAAATCACCATTATGCACACGATAGCGCGGCGGTCTATCGCCAAAGTGAGGAAACATGGCGCGTACGACTGTGAAGGGCCTCGATAAGTTGCGCGCCAAACTCCGCGCCATGCCGGACGAGGTGCGCCGAGAAATCCGGGGCGCGCTGGAGAAAAACGCCGAGGAGCTGACCGCAATGCAGAAGCGCCTTGTGCCCGTGGACGATGGCGACCTGCGCGACAGCATCGAATGGAATTGGGGAACCGGAGACGAGAGCCGCATTGGCGTTAAGGGCGAGCAAGGCCTCGCCATCACGGTGAGCGCGGGCAATCGGGAAATCTTCTACGCGGGATTCCGCGAGTTCGGCACGGTGAAGCTGGCGGCTGCGCCATTCTTCTTTCCCTCATATCGGGCATTGCGCCGCCGAATGAAAAGCCGTGTGTCCAGAGCGCAGAACAAGGCCATCAAGAGGATTGCAGCACGATGAGCGATCCGTTCTCCGCGTTGCAGCCCGCCGTGCATGCCGCGCTGTCAGCCTCCCTGACGGCGGATAACACGATGGTCACAGCAGACGCGACAGCGTACACAGCCGACAATAGGTCGATCAGACACATCATCGGACGGGTATATGACCATGTGCCGAACAGCCCGACCTTTCCGTATCTACGCATCGACGTGACTGACATCACCGAGGACGATGACGGTTGCGGAAAGCATTGGGTGTGTGCGGTCAACGTCCATATCTGGTCGCGCGCGACTGGACGCCAGGAAGCCAGCGAAATCGCCGGGCCGGTGCGCGATGCGCTGGACAGCATCACCACCGTGACCGGCTACGCGATTAATTACAACCAGTTCCGCCAGACCCGTCTCATGGATGACCCTGACGGTCTGACAACGCATGGCATCGTGTCTCACGAGATCGCCCTAGCCGCCACCTAGCGGCTTCCGTTCCACCCCTAGCCCAGCCCGCCCGGCGCATCCCGCGACCGGGCTTTCTGCTTATGGAGGCCTGTCATGGCGACAAGCACTGTTTCCTATAACGAGGTACTGATCGCCGTGGACCCGGCTGGCGGCAGCACCTTTGGCCACCCTTGCCTGATCAATCAGGAAAAGTCGGTGGTCTTCACCCTCAATCTGTCTGAGGACATCGTTCCCGACTGCGACAACCCGACTAACCCGGCGCAGGTTTTCCGGCACGCCGACAGCATCGACCTGACCATTTCGGGGACCGGCAAGGTCCACGTCACTGACGTGAAAACATATGCAGACGTGCTGGCGGCTGGCACGGCGATTCCGGCCAAGCTGCGCATCGGGGCCATCGACACGACCGGGGCCATCGAAGTCAGCGTGGATCTGTATGTGCAGTCCATGACGGTTTCGACCACCCGCCCGAACACGGCTGAGATCGACATCAGCTTTGCGGCTGACGGCTTCCAGGCGTCTGACATCGCCGCCTACGCGACGCCGTAATGAGCCGCGACGGTTCCATCACCGAGACCTTTGGCGACGGCGAGCATCTGTTTCGCCTCGCCATTGGTCAGCTTCGCGAGCTTCAGGAAGCGTGCGATGCAGGCCCGCCGCTGATCGCCCGGCGACTGTGGAGCAGCGAATGGCGCGTTGATGACGTGCGCGAGACGATCCGCCTGGGTCTGGTCGGCGGCGGCATGGACAGTGTGAAGGCTGCGGTGCTGACGAAGCGTTATGTTGACGACAGGCCCGGAGAGTGGGGCCGCAACGCTGTGCTAGCGCAGGCTGTCCTCGCGGCGGCTCTGTTTGGCGCTGAGGATGAAGACTTGGGAAAGTCAAAGGCGGAAGCGGAAAGGAAGCCGAGCCGCTCCCGCGCGAGAAAATCCGCTTCGGCCTCATCTACGGAAACGGCGCAGTCGTAGGCTTCACCCCGCAACAGGTGGACGCCATGAGCCTGTGGCAGTTCCAGGCGTGCATGATCGGCCATGCCAAGGGCCAAGGCGCGGATGACAAGGGCGAGGCCCCGTCTGACGAAGCGTTCCTAGAGGCGGCTTCAACGCTGTATTGATGAGGTGACGGATGGCAACCGATCTTGAACGCCTTGTTGTGCAGCTCGAGGCCAACATGCGCAATTACGAGCGGTCCATGAACCGCGCGGTCGGGCAAGCGAACCAGTCAGCCCGAAAGATCGAGACGCGCTTTGAGCGGGCAAACCGCAGCATGGAGCGCGGCTTTCAGCGTATGGGGCAGGCTGGCGTTCGTGCGCTCGGCGCGCTTGGTGTCGCCATCGGCGCTGCCCAGCTAGGGCGTGCGACCCTTCAGACGCTTGAATATGCGCAGACTCTTGAAAGCGCCGCTGATCGCCTCGGCTTCAACGTTGAGGCGCTTCAGGAATATCGGTTTGCAGCAGAGCAGGCGGGCATCGCACAGACGGCCCTGGACATGGGCCTTCAGCGGTTCTCTCGCCGGGTGGCAGAAGCGGTCAACGGGTCTGGCGAGTTGCGCGACACCCTGCGCCAATACAACATTCAGCTCACTGACAGCGAAGGCCGACAGCGCGATATCAACGCAATCCTAGAGGATTATGCTGACGCTATTGCAGGGGCGAGCAGCCAGCAGGAAGCCTTGCGCCTAGCCTTCAAAGCCTTCGACAGCGAGGGCGCGGCGCTGGTTGAAATCCTGCGCGATGGCTCTGACGGAATGCAACGGTTTCGTGAGCAAGCGCGCGAGGCCGGTGTGGTGCTGGGCGAAGACCTTGTGCGCGACGGCGCTGAAGCGAAGCGCACCATGGACGAGCTGCGCGCCTCCATCGGGGCAGACTTCAACCGCGCGGTGCTTGAGAACGTCGAGGGGCTTGAAGCCTTGGCCGATGTTCTGGGCCGGATCGCAGAGTTTGGCGTTGCTGCTGGCGCTGGGGTGGGCCGGGTCATTGGTGAGCTAACGCGCCCTGATTCCCTTGAACATCGCATTGAAGACCTTGAGGCGACAGAAAGCATTCTTCAGCGCCGCCTAGAAAATGAGCGCGAGAGGATGAACAACGCGTTGTCGCTGTCAGGGGCCAGCGATGTAAGTGAGGGCCAGTCCCGGCTTGCTGCTGGAATAGCAGGCGAGGCGAGGCGCGAGATTGAGCAGCTTGAGCGCGACTTGGCGCAGACGCAGCAGGCCCTCGATCAGCTCACGCAGATGGCGGCGCAACAGGCGGGCCGTGCGGCTATGGCGCCTGCCAGCGGAGCGGAGTTAGACGCGCCTGGGGCCAGAAACGGCGCGCCGCCGTCTATTGACCAAGGCAAGCCTGACAAGGCGAGCTTCGGCGTAGCGACCAGCACCGGCCTGTCAGACAAGGCAGACAAGGAGGCCGCATTAGCTGAAGAGCGCGAAGCCGCACGGGCGCTGGCCGAAGAGCAAGCCGAAGCCTACGCAGACGCCCTTGAGCGCCGCCGCTCTGAGTTCTCCAGCGAGTTCGCGCACACCATCGCCGGGGGCTGGATGGCGGCGTTTGACGGCAACCTAGCCGACTTCGCCGCGCAGCGCCTTCGTGATGCGCTCTATGACCGGCTCTTTACGCTGTTCAACGAGCTGGGCCGTCAGTTGTTCGACAACATGGACGGCAAGGGCGGTCTGCTGGCGACTGGTGCGCGCTTCCTGTTTGGCGGCGGCAAGGCCGAAGGCGGGCCGGTGCGCGCTGGCACGGCGTACCGAGTAGGCGAGCGCGGGCCTGAAACCATCGTGCCCATGAGTAACGGCATGGTGATCCCGAACCAAGAGTCCATGCGTACCGGTAGCGGGGCTTCGGTGACGCTGAATACAAATTACACAATCGACGCGCGCGGAGCGTCACCAGACGCGGTAGCCCAGCTTCGCGCCGAGCTTCCGCAGGCGTTCGCCGCAAACAATCAACGGCTTCTTGGTCAATTCCGCGCTGAGGTTCCGGGCCTTGTGGTTAGGGCGCGCAAGGACGGGGTTATCTGATGGCGTTGAGCGATGCGCTAAGCCTGCCCGCGTGTATAAGAGTGCAGGCGTCCGATTTCCGACTTAACCGGGTTGAGGCGCGCTCACCAGCGACAGGCGGAACGGTGGACGTGTTTGAGCGCGCCACGCCGCGCTATACATGGGCGCTGACTGTCGGCCCACTAAAAGACGGCGAAGACGGCGACTGGACCGGTTTTTTCGGCGCGCTGCGCGGTGGACAAAACACGTTCCGCGCCTATGACCCGTTTCGCCAGAGGCCGCGCAATTACCCGTCTTCAACCGATCCTGAGACGGTGACGGCGGACTCCGCGCTGGTGACGGCGGATAGCATCGCGCACGCCGCTGATGATACGCTGTTCGCCTGGGGGAACCCCCGCCTGTCCAATGTGGATACAGCGGCGCGGACGGTCGGACTTCAGGACATGGCGGCGGGCGCCGTGATCAAAGCGGGCGATCCGCTAAGCTACGAGGACGGGACCAACCTCTGGCGCCTTGTGGCGACACAGGACGCAACGGCGAACGCCTCCGGCGTCATATCCGCGTTGCCCGTTGATCTGGTTCCGGTGGGACTCGCGTCTTATCCCGCTCCGGTCTCGTTCTACCGAGCAGCCTGCGAAATGCGGATCGTGTCCGAAAGTATAGAGACGCCAAGGCAGCGCGCCCGTGGGGCCGTAGTCAGATTTGAAGCCTTCCAAGTCATAAGGAGTGCATGATGGCTTTTACAGCAATCGGGGTTGGCGCGTCAGCCAATGATGGAACCGGCGACGATCTGCGCACGGCGTTCCAGACGGTGAATTCCAATTTCACGGCGCTGGATGCAGCGGGTTTTGGCGGGCTGCGCAATCGCATCATCAACGGCGATTTCTCCATCCACCAGCGTGGCGGCTCGCAGACCGGGGTGAACTTCATCGACCGCTGGTATCGCACCGCAGTCGGCGGGGTGAATCACACATTCACGCAGCAGACCTTCACCGCTGGCCAGACCGACGTGACGGGGAACCCTGAGCACTATCTGCGCTGGGCTATGGACGCCGTGCCCAGCAGCGCGGCCATCCAGCACAATATCGAAGGCGTGCGCACGCTTGAAGGCCGGGAGATCACCTACAGCTTCTGGGCCAAGGCCAGCGAAGCGCTCACGCTTCAGGGTCTTGTGCAGCAGTATTGGGGGGGCGGGTCTCCAATCGCGGCGTTTGCTGACACGAACAACTTCTCCCTGACGACTAGCTGGCAGCGGTTTACGCGCACGCTGACCCTGCCGTCCCTGTCGGGCAAGACCATCGCAGCGGCGAATTACCTGGCCCTACGCCTCGTGGTCCTGACCTCCTCTGCGGCGCCGACTATCGAGCTGGCGGACGTGCAGCTTGAGCCTGGAGGCCTTGTCACTCCTTTCGAGCGACGCCCGCGCGGGTTGGAGCTGGCCCTGTGTCAGCGCTACTACGCCCAGAAGGTCCTCCGCACCGAAAACGGATCGCGCCATGCGCCGCTCCCGCCCATGCGCGCCGCGCCCACTGTCACGGTCTCGGCGGGGTCGGCGGCGAACATCACCAAGGACGGGTTTGAACTGACCCATAACGCTGCGGCGGATTGCACCGTCACGGCTCTAGCGGAGCTTTGATCCATGTTTGAGAACGCACGCTGGGCGGACGCCGAGCAAACCCTTATCCTGGCCGAACGTGATGGCCAGACGGTCCACATTCCAGCCGACGCCGAGAATGCGGATTACCGCCTTTTGATAGAAGGCGACGCCGAAGCCGGAATTGATCCGGCTGAGACCGCGGACGCTGAAGGCTAGGCCATGCGCACGCTGACCGCCGAGCAGACCGCAGCGCTTGAGGCGGGCGTCGGAGGCCTGCGCTTCACCTGCACGCTTACGCTCGCGTCAGGAACATATCGCTTCTGGGATGAAGACCACGGCACGCTGACGCTGGACGGGGCCGATTACATCGGGGCTGGCGCGTTCGCGTCATTCTCCGGCGTTCCCTCCGGCGATGGCCTTGCTGCGGCGCGGTTTCAGACCACGCTCGACGGCACGCGCCTTGTGTCCGACGACGTTGCGGGCGATCCGGCCAGCGTCCTCGCCAGCTTCCATGAGGAGGACTACAAAAACCGGCCCATAGACTTTCAGATGGTCCTGTTCGATCAGGCGAGCACCGTGGTTTTCGCGCTACCGATTCTGTCCGGCATCATCACTGGCGCGCCCCTGTCCATCGGCCCGGTCGTGACGCTGACTGTGGAGGCGCAGACGCGCAGCGGGCTGCTCTCCCGGTCCAACGGCGCGGTTAGATCAAGCGCGCATCAACGCGGGCTGTACGCCGGAGATACAGGGCTGGACTTTGTGGCCGACACCGTAAACGGCGAAAGCTCGCTATGGTGGGGTCCGCAGGCGACCCGGCGCAGCGGCGGCGGCGATGTCGACGGCGGGCCGGGCGGCCCAGGCGCGCCGGGCAACAGACCGCCGATCCTAAGCCCGACCGGTTAGCAATGACACGCCTGAACGATTGGGAGCAACGCGGGGCCGCATGGCTTCGCGACGCTGAGGCGCGTCCGCTTAACTGGCGTGACGCGCATTGTGCGTTTCTCGCCGCTGACGCCGCACTGGCCGTGACCGGAGAAGATCCAGCCGCCGAATGGCGCGGGCGCACGTCCGCCGCCATGCGCGCTCAGTCCGCCAAGGGCGTGTTCGCGCTTGTACCTTATCACGAGATCGCGCCGGCCGGAGCGCAGCGGTTCGACATCGCAGGCTTCATGTCAGTGCACGGCGAGGCGCTGGGCGTCTGTTTGGGGCGTGAGGCGCTGGTCTACGCCGCAGAGGGGCAGCCTCCGGTGCGCATCCCCATGAGTGAGGCCGTCAGGGCCTGGAGGGTCGAATAATGCCGCCTGTCGTCGCAGCCGCTTCCACCTTTGTGAAGGTGCTGGGCAGCAAGGGCTTGATCTCGGCCTTGTTCTCGACGGCGGTGGGGCAGGCCATTCTCACGGTCGGATCGCTTGCGCTTCAGGTCGCATTCCGTCCGCGCATCGACTTTGACGACGCGGCGGGCCAGGTGCAGGGCCAGGAGCTGCGCGTCAGGTTCCAGTCCGATCATCCGATCACGGTTCTGGTCGGCCGCACGGCGACGGCGGGGCATTGCGTGTTTGCGTCCAGCCGAGGACCGAGTGGCGACCCTACGCGCTATCTTACCCGCGTCTTCATCCTGTCTGATTACGAGTGCGCGGACGTAAACCGCATCTGGGGCGATGGCGACGAGCTGACATTCAGCGGCGACGTGACCACCGGCTGGCGTGAGTGCACGTCTCATTATCAGGGCGAGGACGGCGAGAACCGGCTGCGCATGAGGGTCTATCTCGGCGCCGAGGATCAAGCCGCAGACAGCGATCTGGACGGCCAGTACAGCCAGATCACCTCTGATTTCCGGCTGCGCGGCAAGACCTACGCGATTGTCGAATGCGACTATGACCCCGAGTACGCATTTCGCGCCGGTGAGCCGCAGCTTCTCTGGGAGGTGGACGGCGCGCCTTGCTATGACCCGCGCGAGGCCGGGCATGATCCAGACGATGCAAGTACCTGGGCTTTCACCGAGAACGCCGCGCTGATCGCTGCGCAATATTATGCCGGGTGGAAGCGCGCTGGGAAGGTGATCCTCGGCGCGGGCTGGTCGCGTGACCGTCTGCCGGAGGCCGACCTGATCGCAGCCGCGAACGAATGCGACGAGGCGGTGAGTCTTAAGGCGGGCGGAACGATTGCACGCTACCGCGCTTCCGGCCCGATCTACGCAAGCCGCTCCCACCGGTCGAACATCACCGAACTGCTCAAAGCCATGGATGGCGAGGTGGACGATACCGCTGGCGAGGTGCGCCTTCTGCCCGGCGTCGAGCGCGCGGCGGTCATGGAGATCAAGTGGGCCGACATTCTCGCCGCAGAGACTATCGAGCTTGATCCGGAGTTCGATCCGGCTGACGGGATTAATCGCGTGCTGGCGCGTTATCCTGATCCAGACAGCCTGTATCAGCCGCTTGATCTGCCCGCTCGCACGGACGCGGCGTATGTGACCGAGGACGGCGGCGAAGACCTGACGCTTTCAACCGAGTTCGGTCTGGTCCCTTACGCTGCGCAGGTGCAGCGGATCACCAAGCGCATTCTTGAGAGGGGCCGGGCGCAGCGGCGGCTTTCGGTTACAATGCGCCTGAAATACATTGTGCTCGAAAAAGGCGACCGCGTGACTCTGGACGCCGATTTGCGCGCGCGTCTGCGCCTGCCGGAGACTAACTGGCGCGTCGAGACTCGCCCGGCGATGACGCTGGAGGGGGACAGCGCGCTAGCGATCAAGCTGGTCTTGCGCGAGCATCCCGACAGCGTGGGCGACTGGACGGCGGCGACCGATGAACTGGATGAAGACAGCGCGACCATCACCCGTCCGGGCAGCCCGACGCTTACCGTTCCCGGTCTGGCCGTAGAAGCCATCACCATCGGAGCGAGCGGGTTTCAGTATCCCAGCGGGCGCGTGACCTGGACAGCCACCAGTGTTGCGGTGCGGCTGATTGAGATCGAGCTTCGCGAGGATGGAAACAACGCGACGCGCCAGCAATTCAGCGCAAGCCCGTCCTCCCTTCAGCAAACGCTCGGCAGGCTGGGCGCAAATGTTGATTATCAGGTGCGTGCGCGCGTCGTCACGGGGACAGGGCGGCAGGCATGGTCAAGCTGGCTGGATTTCACCAGCGGCGCGACGGATACGGCGACCGGCGTCGATTGGGGCGGGGTCACAGGCTCCGGCAAGCCGGACGATAATGCGACGGTCGGGGCCGACTGGTCCTCAAATCTGCTTAATCGCCCCACCGAACTGACAGATGGCCGGGTCGCGGTGGGGCTGGCGTCGAATGGCGACTTGGCCCGGTCGATTCCTGGCTCGATCAAGACCAGTTCGGACATTCTCAGCC